GGTATGCAATTGGTGGGCGAATCTAGCGGAGCAACTGCAACAATAACAAGTCTCAGATTGGTGTCAGATATATCTGCGATGTTAATTGGTAGTTATTTTATACCCAACCCCAACAATGTAGAATTTCCCAGATTTGAAGCTGGTACAAAAATATTTACTATTACTAATGATGAAAATAATGACCAAAATATAGCAACAACTATTGCAGAAGATGATTTTACTTCGTCAGGAACTATAGAAACTTTACAAGAAAATATTCTTTCTATCAGAAATGCAGCAGTTGAAAATAAACAAGAATTCCAAGAGAGGGCTGTAACAAGAACTGGAAATTCCACCTTAGTGGGATCTACCACAAGCACAAGGTCAACATTTGGAATTATTGGTTGGTATGACCCTCTTGCACAATCATTCTTAGTTGACGACCCAACTGGCGTTTTTGTAACTAAGTGTGATATTTTCTTCCAAACAAAGGACGATCAAGATGTTCCGGTGGTGTTCCAGTTGAGAACCATGGAAAATGGTTTCCCTACTCAAAAAATTCTACCATTTTCTGAAATTGTTTTAGATCCTGAAGATATTAATATATCTTCAGATGGATCAGTTGCAACCACTTTCCAATTTAGAGCACCAATTTATCTTGAAGGTGGAAAAGAATATGCAATTGCTCTTGCATCATTCTCAACAAAATATAATGTTTATATTTCCAGAATTGGTGAAGTAGACATATTAACCGATACGTTCATATCAAACCAACCATATCTTGGTTCACTATTTAAATCACAAAACGCATCTACTTGGGAACCAAGTCAGTGGGAAGATCTTAAATTTACATTATAT